ACGCTCCGCTCCGCTGCGAAAAAGGAGTCGATACCAGTTCCTGCCCCTGTGGCAGAGCCGGAGCTGAAGAAAGCAAATGAGCTTCAAGTTGGCGGCGAGCACTACCGCAGCATGGCGGTGCAGCCTTGGGACGCGCTCTCTGCGTGGCTTACGCCGGAAGAGTTCCGGGGCTACCAGAAAGGTGTTGCCATCGCCTATCTTGCCCGGGAGCGGAAGAAGGGTGGCACCCAAGATGTTGAGAAGGCCATGCACCACCTGATGAAGCTGGTCGAGGCTGACACGGAGGCGCGGGCCTGATGGATTTAATCACGGTGGACTTTGAGACGTTCTACGATCAGGACTTCTCATTGAGTAAGCTGACCACCGAGGAATATATCCGCGATCCCCAGTTCGAAGTTATCGGGCTGGGGATCAAGGTCAACGATGGTGAGACGGAGTGGGCCAGTGGAACACCTGAACAGATTGAGAAGTTCCTTAAGGGGTATGACTGGGCAGGGTCTGCTGTACTGGCTCACAACACTATGTTTGACGGCGCTATATTATCTTGGTGTTTTGATATTCGCCCTCGCCTGTGGCTTGACACTCTGTGCATGGGCCGTGCTCTACACGGCGTGGAAGTGGGCGGAAGCCTCAAAGCAATGGCCGAACGCTACGGCATCGGAGAGAAGGGTACCGAAGTCCTAAATGCCAAGGGCAAGCGGCGTAACGATTTTACCGAAGAAGAGCTAGACCGTTACGGGGACTACTGCGTCAATGACGTAGACCTGACCTACGCGCTCTTTAAGAAGATGGGCCGTGACTTCCCCAAGCAAGAGCTGAAGCTCATTGATCTCACCCTGCGGATGTTCATCGAACCGAAGCTCGATCTGGACCTAGAGCTTTTGGAGCAACATCTTTATCAGGTGAAGCAGCGCAAGGAAGAGCTGCTGGAAAGCGTGGGGGTGGATAAGAAGGAGCTGATGTCCAACCCGAAGTTCGCTGACCTACTACGCAACCTCGGCGTAGAGCCTCCCATGAAGATTAGCCTTACCACGGGGAAAGAAACCTACGCCTTCGCCAAGTCAGATGAAGAGTTCAAGGCGCTGCAGGAACACGAAGATGATCGCGTTCAAGCTCTTGTGACGGCGCGTTTGGGTACAAAAAGTACCCTTGAGGAGACTCGGACCCAGCGGTTCATCGACATCGCTAAGCGGGGACTCCTGCCTGTGCCGGTGCGGTATTACGCCGCGCATACTGGTCGCTGGGGTGGGGACGACAAGATCAACATGCAGAACCTACCCTCTCGGGGGCCTAACGCTAAGAAGTTGAAGGGCAGCATCATAGCACCGAAGGGGCACCTCTTGATCGACGCTGACTCTGCTCAGATCGAAGCCCGGGTGCTGGCGTGGCTGGCGGGGCAAAAGGACCTTGTGCAAGCGTTCTTTAACAAAGACGACGTGTATAAGCAGATGGCCTCACGCATCTACGACAAACCCGTTGACGAGATCAGCAAGGACGAACGCTTCGTGGGTAAGACCACGATCCTCGGTGCGGGCTACGGCATGGGTGCGGTGAAGTTCCAAGCTCAGCTCAAGACCTTTGGCTACGACATGGACCTTGACGAGTGCCGCCGGGTTATCGAGGTATACCGCAGATCGAATGGGCGTATCAGTCAGTTCTGGCGCGAAGCGCAGCACATCATCGAGGGCCTGCAACGGGGGCAGTCCGCAGCCTTTGGGGTCAATGGCCTGCTAGAAGCTGTGGGGCCTGAGTCCGCTATCCGCCTACCCTCCGGTCTACTCATGCGCTACGACGAGCTGGGCTTTGAGCCGGGCGAGAAGGGCCCTGAGTACAGCTACAAGACCCGACGAGGCCGAACCCGTCTATATGGTGGAAAACTGACGGAAAACGTTTGTCAGGCGGTTGCACGGTGTATTATCGGGGAACAGATGCTACGCATTTCTAAGCGGTACCGCGTAGTCCTGACAGTGCATGACTCCATCGTCTGCTGCGTCCCTGAAGACAAGGTGCAGGAGGCACAAGCGTACGTCGAGGCCTGCATGAGGTGGGTGCCTGACTGGGCCAATGGCCTACCCATCGACTGCGAGTCCGGCATAGGAAGAAGTTACGGGGAGTGTGAATGAGCGTAGCTCCGTGGTCGTTCAGTAAGATCAAAGCCTTTGAGAAGTGTCCGAGGCAGTTCTATCACCTGAAGGTGGTGAAGGACTACAAGGAGCCGGAGACGGAGGCCATGCTGTACGGCACCGCGTTTCATGAAGCATGCGAGGTGTACATTCGGGACGGCGCGGAGCTAGACCCCAAGTTTGAGTTTGCAAGGCCCATGCTAGACGCACTGCTCGCCAAGCCCGGTGAGAAGCTGTGCGAGTACGAGCTGGGACTGACAGAGAATTTAGAGCCATGCGGCTTCAAGGACGACAACGTGTGGTTCCGAGGTATCGCTGACCTCATCATCTTGGACGGTGAGACAGCATGGGTGATCGACTACAAGACGGGTCGTAACACCCGGTACGCAGATACGGGCCAGCTAGAGTTGATGGCGCTTGCAGTGTTTAAGCACTTCCCGCAGGTGCAGAAGGTCCGAGGTGGCCTGCTGTTTGCCATAGCGAAGAAGATGATTAAGGACAGCTACGGGCGCGATCAGGAAGGCAAGCTGTGGGCCAAGTGGTTGGGGGACTTTGGGCGCATGAAGAAGGCGTTTGAGGTCGATGTCTGGAACCCTAATCCGAGTGGCCTGTGTCGTCGTCACTGTGCGGTGCTCGCATGCCCGCACAACGGGAGGAATTGAGATGCCGTATGTGAACAAGAAGCGTCCGTACAAGAAAGAATACGAGCAGCAGAAGGCTCGCGGTGAGCATGAGGACCGCATGGAGCGCCAACGTGCGCGGCGGGCTGTGGACAAGAAAGGTGTGGACCGCAACAAGAACGGTAAAGCCGACAAGCGTGAGGGCAAGGATGTTAGCCATAACAAACCTCTGAGTCGCGGTGGCAGCAACAAGGACGGTTACAAGATCGAGAGCCGCAGTAAGAATCGCAGCAGGAATTATAAGAAAAAGAAATAGTTATGCGCCCCATATACGAGACGAAAGCCGACAAAGCTAGAGAGTTAGGTGTGGTGGAGTACCTTCAGCGCAAAGGGTACAAGTTCCTGTACATCGAGACCGTACCTCTTGCATCGTTCGACGGGTATATGGCGCGGCTAGATGGCACCCCCTTCGCACTGGTGGAGATCAAGAACCGACGGAACGCTAGTGATGCGTACCCGACGTACATGATAAGTGCCAGTAAGGTACGGGCGATGCTGGCGACCGCTAAGGCGCACCAGCTACGGGCTCTGCTCTTTGTGCGGTTCACTGACGGGGTGTTCATTACGCGCTTAGAGGATAACGAACAAACGGGAGAGGGCGGTCGCTATGACCGCAACGACAGCAGGGATATTGAGGAGTGTGTCTATATCCCCATGGAGCGGTTTAGGAAACTATGAAAGTAATCAACAACGCAGCAATCCTACTGAATCTACGTCACCCTCAGAAAGTGACTACCGTTATACCGAAGTCTAAATCTCTTGATGACAACAAGGTGGTGGTGAAGTGGGGGATCGACGAGGCACACGTCCTCAAGAACCTAAACATTCGGGTGCCCTCCCCCATCGAAGGGCAGTACAACTGGCCCGGTAAGCACAAACCCTTCGCGCATCAGAAGACCACGGCTGCGTTCCTGACCATGCACAAGCGGGCGTTCTGCTTCAACGAGCAGGGTACCGGCAAGACAGCCTCAGCCATCTGGGCGGCGGACTTTCTCATGAAGCAAGGGAAGGTGAACCGAGTGCTGGTCGTGTGCCCCCTATCCATTATGGATTCGGCGTGGCGGTCAGACCTGTTTGAGTTCGCCATGCACCGCCGGGTAGACATCGCCCATGGGTCCAAGGACAAGCGCCGCAAAGTTATCGAGAGCGACGCCGAGTTCGTGATAATTAATTACGACGGTGTTGAGGTCGTGGCCGACATCGTTGCAGAAAACAACTTTGATCTCATCATCGTGGATGAGGCGACGCACTATAAGAACCCGCAGACCAACCGCTGGAAGGTGCTGAACAGCTTGCTCAAGCCGAACACTTGGCTGTGGATGATGACCGGCACCCCTGCTGCCCAGAGCCCCCTCGATGCCTACGGCATAGCCAAGATGGTTAACCCCAACTCAGTGCCCAAGTTCTTCGGCACGTTCCGCCAGCAGGTTATGTGGCAGGTGACCCGGTTCAAGTGGGTGCCCAAGGAAGACGCCACCGAGACGGTGTTCAAGGCGTTGCAACCTGCCATCCGCTTCACCAAGGACCAGTGCCTTGACCTGCCGGAGATGACCTACGTCAAACGTGAGGTACCCCTCACAGCCCAACAGAAAAAGTATTACCAGCAGCTCCACGACCAGATGCTGGTGCGTGCGGACGGAGAAGAGATCACTGCCGCCAACGCCGCCATCATGATGAACAAGCTGATGCAGATCAGTTGTGGGGCCGTGTACTCCGACGACCATGAGACCATCGAGTTCGACATCAAGAACCGCTACAACGTGCTCAGAGAGGTTATCGACGAGTCCAGCCAGAAGGTGCTCATCTTCGTACCGTTCCGGCACACCATCAAAATCCTAGTCGAGCGACTTCGCAGGGACGGGATTACCGCCGAGTTCATATCCGGCGACGTATCGGCAGGTAAGCGTACGGAGATATTCAAGCGGTTCCAGACCCAAGATGACCCCCGAGTGCTCGTTATTCAGCCGCAAGCTGCGGCCCATGGGGTGACGCTGACCGCTGCCAACACCGTCGTGTGGTGGGGGCCGACGAGTTCGCTGGAGACCTATGCTCAGGCCAATGCCCGGGTGCACCGCTCAGGGCAGAAGCATAAGTGCACGGTGGTCCAGCTTCAAGGATCGAGTGTCGAAAAGCGTGTATATAACTTATTAGATAACAGAATCAACGTACACACTAAGATTGTCGATTTATACAAAGATTTGCTTGACTAGGACTATTTTGTACGATATTGTAGCTTCTCCAAGAGAGGAGAAGCTCATGGAAACTAGCATTCCGCTGGAAAAACTGACTAGAGCGTACATCAAGTTACGCGATATGCGGTCGAAGCTGGCCGCTGAGTTCAAGGCTCAAGACGGCGAGCTGCGTGAGAAGCAGGACAAGATCAAACACGCCCTGCTAGATCACTGCAAGGAGCATAACGTCGAGAGCGTGAAAACTTCCGAGGGTGTCTTCTACCGGCAGGTGAAGAGCCGTTATTGGACCAGTGACTGGGAGTCCATGTATCAGTTCATCATGGACAACAACCTGCCTGAGTTCTTTGACAAGCGTCTGAACCAGTCAAACGTGAGGCAGTTCTTGGAAGAAAACCCAGACAAGGTTCCGCCGGGTCTGAATGTCGAGTCTGAGTACACCGTGTTTGTGCGAAAAAAGTGAGGGTAACTGTATGAGTTCAGGGTATTGCACACGGGAGGAGCTAGCGAGCCATTTTGGCGTCTCCCCGCACACTGTAGGGGGATGGATACGCAGGGGGAACGTTTTCCCCATGGGTACCGTAGTCAAGATGGGCCAGACCTACCGCTTCAAGCTCAAGGAAATTGAGCAGTATTTCATGGAGCAGGCGTTCATCACCGCCCCAAAGGTGCCCGAAGAAGGCGCCCCCGAGCAGCTAGAGCTGCCGTTGGAAATGCCAGAAGAGGCGGCAACATCGCCCTTCGATGCCGACGAAGATGTTTAACTAGGAGAACATCATGAGTGAAGTAGATATGTTCAAGGGCAACTCGCTGGTCAGCAGCGATCTGTTTGCCAAGCTGAAAGACCTCAACGACAACCTGTCCGGCGGGGCTGGTAGCGGTTCGCAAAATCGCCGAATCAGTCTGCGTGGTGGCAAGTTCCGTCAGGTGGTGAACGGTGACGAGATGCGGGTCAGCAAGAACGACTCCATGGAGATGGTCATCATCGACGCAGCCAAGATCGCTCGGACCTACTACAAGGGTACCTACGATCCCAAGAACCCCGAGCCGCCCGTGTGCTGGTCTGCGGATACCAACGCCCCAGCAGCAGATGTGCCGGAAGATCAGCGCCAAGCTACCCGCTGCATGGACTGCCCGCAGAACATTAAGGGTTCGGGTGCCGGTCAAGGTCGTGCATGTCGTTTCTCACAGCGGCTCGCCATCGCCTTTCCTCAGAAATTGGATGAGGTGTATCAGTTACAACTTCCTGCCACGTCTATCTTCGGTGACGCAGAGAACGGCAAGATGCCCATGCAGGCATACGCCAAGTTCCTTCGTGCCAACGATATGCCCGCCGTAGCTATCGTCACCGAGATGTATTTCGACGAAAACAGTGAAGTTCCGAAGCTGTTCTTCAAGCCCGTGCGTCCTCTGACCGAAGAGGAGCTGGAAAAAGCTATCGAGATGCGCGAGCATCAAGAC